TACCAAGATGACACGCCAGGAAGCAGTTCGTGGCAAGAATGAGGAAGCGTGGGACAAATGACCGTTGCGAAGAAAAAAGGTGTTTACAAACTAAACCCTACACAAGCAGTCATGAAGTCAAACGGCGTCAAGGCCATCTTAGGTCATGGTCAAGATGTAAAAGGTTATAAAAAGGTCAAGCCACCTAAGGCTATGAAAAGGAAAACAAAATGAAAAATTCTACTCTAGGTCGCAAGCCTTCGAATGATATGAAAAAGGGTGTTGGTGCTTATGGTATCAACCCTCGTGCAAAAACTACCAGCCAGGCTGGTGATGGCGAATCGTTTGCGTTCAACGGACAAATGGGCGATGGTGTTAACCGCGATCGGGCCACCAATCGTTACAGCCACAATACTTGGTCAGGCCATAGCAATGATGGTCGTGATGTAAACAAGGGAATGGGCCCTCGCGTTGGTAATGCCAGTTCAGCCGCAATGGTAGTTGGTCCAAGCGCCACTCGTGATGCTAAGAAGTTGACCATTGCCACTGCCGCTCAAGGTGGTCGCATTGATGGCGGCGCTAGTGTCAAGTTCCCTGGCAACCCAGATAAAATTTACGTAGGATAAAGCAATGGCATTCGTAACATTAGGTAACACAGTATCAGTTAGTGCTGGTCCAACAGTAACAGTTGCCAACATTCAGACTACCACAAACACATTCCGTGTGCTGAATGCCAACGCCACAGGTTATAGTTACGCTGGCGTTTACAGCACATATGCCGATGCACTTGTTGCACATCACCCCACAACTGGTGATGCGGCCGGTGGTTCAAGCGTAGGCATCGCTCCCACACAAAATGAAATCATCGTTGGTAACTTTGGACCCAATGCTATCGCGGGCACAGTTTATGTTGCTGTGATCACAGGCGCCTCATCAGGACAGTTGGTTCAGATTACTCCTGTCAAACCTGTTTAAGGAAGTCAGATGGCAACAAAGAATTGGATCGCTGGCGCTATTAAAAAGCCTGGCTCACTAAGAAAATCGCTAGGCGTCAAGGCAGGTGAAACCATCCCAGCCAAGAAGTTAGCAAAGGCCGCAAAGGCCCCAGGTAAGATGGGACAGCGTGCCAGACTTGCCCAAACCTTAAAAGGATTTAAGAAATGATTACAGCAAAAGCAAGAAGCACAGTTAAGATTGCAAAAGAAACAGCCGCCAGTTGGTCGTGCGAAAACTTGTATCACAAAGATAATGTTAATGTGGCACAAGGTCCACGCACTGGTAACCGGGGTATGCCAGCCAAGCGTACGGACTTCATTGCCAACAAGGCCGAGCGTGCCCCAGTTGCAGATGTTATCGCTAATGCCTATGGTGACCGCGCACAACGCGACTTTGTCGACGTCAAGGCTGAAGGTATTCGCCCTGTGGTTAAACCCAAGAAGTTTAGCCGCTAAGGAAAACGCTTAAGAGATTGTGCGTTAACAATCTCAACTTTGCATTTTTATTATAAGGAACTGAAATGAAAAAAGTAGATAAGAAAACCTCTGACACCAACACATGGGACTTAGATCCTGTTGAGGCTGTCCAACCTGAAGCCACACAGGCCGAAGACTCAATCCCAACCGCAGAAACAGAAACAGTTCAACGCCGTATCAGTCGTCAGGCCTCAGCCTTTGACATGGAAGGCCTAATGACAGACTTCCCAACTGCAACTGAATTGCAACAGTTTGTTTATGACCAAACTGGCATTGTGTTGAACCTAAAGGGCCGTGCCAACAAGGTCAAATACCAAGTAGCACTAGATTGTCTAAATGGTATTGATCCTGATCCTGAGTTTGTTGGTGACCAAAACCCATACTTGGACAAGCGTGAACTGATTCCCACAGAACCATTAAAGGTATTACCTCCGCGTGATCCTGCCATTGATGCGGCTGGTCCTGAAATCACACGCTTTGCATCAAACCAATTCCCACATCCTGATCCAGAATGGCGTGTCCAAGATCAGAAGTGTCAAGTTATATTCCGCAAGTATGCCAACAACATGATCACTTATGAAGTTCTGGGTCCAATTGCACAACGAGCAGTTGGTGTTAAAGTAAACAAATATGGTCGTGAAGTGCCAGAACGGATTGTATGGGTTGATGCCCGCACTGGTGAACAGATCATCCGCAATGCAACTGGACAACTTACTCCATTGGGCACACGCTTAAAGGCATTTATGAGCCGCATGAAAGTCAACAAGACCAACCAATGGGACTTGTGGATTGACCGTGAGTTTGTATTGGCTGGTGACATGGTCAGTGACAACCCGTGGGCTGTTAACTAAATGGGTCAATATACCGCAGGCATTGCTAGACAAATGGAAACAGTTGAAGAAGCAAGACAGCGCCTGGCTCGCGAACAAACTTCAGACACCAAGATCTTGCAAAAGGTCAACGCGGTACACCGCGAGGCCTTTGGTGTCAAGTATCCGGGTCAGGTAGAACATTGCTTACGCCTTGTGATGGAACGCCTACAGGCTGGATTAGACAAGCGTGGTGATGTTGTTGTAGATGATCCCAGAACATGGCGCATGTCAACTGTTGAAATATTAGATCTTGCACATGCCGCCAAACTGCTGAACGAAATCCGTCGAGGTTTCTAATGCTGGATCGCAGTTTACTAATGCGTCGTGCCATTCGTTATGTCTGTGACCAGCATGGTCTAGCAGTCAACAACTTGGGCATAATGACATCTGACCAGCGAGCCCGTTTCGAAGAATTAGTGATTGCTGTGCAAGAAGACATGGCATTCAATCAATTACGATATTTTCGACCATTTGAACATCAATTACGATTCTTTGAAACTGGCAAGTCGGACCGTCGTGGTATCCTGGCCGCCAACCGAATTGGTAAAACAGTAAGCACATGTTATGAAACAGCCATGCACCTTACAGGCCAATATCCTGAGTGGTGGCAGGGCAAGCGATTTGACAAGCCTATAACTGCCATGGTTGCCGGTGAAGGTTGGGG